AGCTCGACGGTGGAGAGTCGGCGGGCGGCGTCCTCGAGTTCGATCGCGGCGGTTAGGCTACGCGCGCCGTAAGAGAGAATGCCCTCGTTACCGGCGTCGAAGAAGATCACCATTCGAGGATCTACGATTGTGCCGTTGATCTGGAATCCGCTGATTCGATCGTAGTCGCTTAGGTTTTGCGAGTAGATGACGTCGCAGTTTTCGGCGGGGATGCGGCGAGCCCGGACTGGGAGCCCGTCGGGGTTTTGGACGGTGGCGATACCGTCACGCGCGAGAATTACCCAGAAGGCTTGCCCGTACCAGAGCAGGTCGTCGACGGTTCCGCTGATCGTTGACGTCCACGTTGTCGACGGGTCGGGCTGCGAAAGTAGCATGCCCTCGGGGAGTTGCTCGGCGCCGCGATAGCGTTCGATGTCGAGTCCGGCGATCGTGTTCACGATCAGGTTCCGGCAGGACGCGGCGGCGGGAATACCCATCGCCGTAGCGCGAGTCAGTCCGACGCGGAGAATGGTCTGGAAGTCGGCGGCGTAACTCGGCCCGATGCAAGAGGCAAAAGATGCCGTGCGCTGCGGCTTTTTTTCGCCGGTGAAGATTCTCGAGAGCGTTCCCATGCGTCGGAGAATACGCCGCGCGTCGTCGTCACTTTGCAACGGCGACGAGGTGGCGGCGTCGGCTGTTTGGTTTGAGTTCGTGTCCGACTGCCCAGACAAGAGCGCGCGCTAGATATATCGGGCCTTCGCTGGCCTTTTGGGAGAGCTGAGAATGTCCGTCTCGAGACTGGTACGCCGAGGCCATTAGTACCTGTTCGGTAAGTGTTTCGTTTCGATTGTGGCGGAGGTGTCCGGCTAGGATCGCTGCTCGAGTCGGCCCGTACCCGGCGACCTGGTCGGATGCTTTGACCTCGAGCATCGTGGCGCCTTTGATCTCTGGCACCCGGACTGTCGCGTGGTGCAAAATCGTGATACCGCGACGGTCGGCGGCGGCATCCTTGAGCCATCTCCACATTGCGGCATGCGTTGTCTCGACATGGCTACGAACGTGGACAATGTTGTCGTCATCCATAACGGCGATTACGGCTCCGATCGGTAGACCGTCGACGCTTGTCTCGACAGCGATCACGCCTGGAGCGTTTGTCGGTAGGTCGACGTCGTCGCCGCATTTCGTCCACGATTGCTCGGGGAGCCAGCTCGTCGCCGAGGTTACCCATCGGTTGAGCATCTGCATTGCGAAATCGTTGGCGGGTTGTAGCCGGTGGAATTGTTCGACTTGTTTCTCGCGGCGAGCGTTCCAGATTGGCGAGGCTTGTCGCCACGCTTCGCGATCGTCGACGGCGAGATCGGGCGACGCTGACCACTCGAGTAGTAGGACGTCGGCGTGGTCTGGGTCGTCGAGTTGGGCGATGCCTTGCTCGCGGAAGTTGCGGAGCAGATCCGATCGTGACTCTCCGGCTGTCGAGACGAGCCAGAGTTGGCTCGAGGTTCGCTGGAGCATGGTCGGCATGATTCCCGATACGACTACGTCCTCGTCAACGTGCCAAGCCTCGTCGACGAACGCCATAGAGATCGAGAGACCCGGCCCCGCTGTCATGTTGGCGGCGGCGATCATCCACTTTGACTCGTCGGGTAGTTCGATTGATTCCTGCCCGTTAGCCTGTCGGACTTTGGCGTCGGCTTTGACCTCGAGCATGCGCGCGCTCATCTGCCAGATCTCTCGAGCGATCGCACGATTACTCGAGACATGCAAGAGGGTCTGGGGCTCCTCGAATCGGTCGGCCTGGAACAGTCGCCACGACATGACGCCACGCGACAGCGTACTTTTTCCGCATTGGCGGGGTACCGTAAGTACGACAACGGGCCAGCGAAGTTCGCCGGTCTCTGTGACTTCGAGAGCTCGTCGGACGACGTACGCTTGCCATGCCCAGAGTTCCATTCCGAGCCAACGGTCGAGCCAGTCGATACACTCGTCGCCGAGCGTTCCGACGACGCTCGAGTCTGGGCGTGTTTCCAATCTTGGCGGTACGAACGATGCGGGATCGGCTTCCGTGTTTTCGTATCCGATCGAAAGAGCTCGAGATCGTGCCGTCTCGGTTGCTTTCGGTTTGGAGAGAGAGAGACCCACGGGAACAGGATGGGTGGGACGCGCTCTAGAAAAATGGTTACGATCGGCATCGAATAGAGGATCTTGCGGCGCTGATCGTCTGCCGCGTGGTAGTCCTCGGATCTTTGCGCCGTGCGCTGCGTTGCAGGACTTGTGCGCCAGTCTTAGTTCGTCGACTGGGACGATGGTGTCTCCGCCGAATGCTCGAGCGTTTGGATGGTGTACCTCGCATGACCATTGATGCCTGCCTGGTAGCGTCATGTCTATCTCGCCGCCGCAGAAGTAGCAGACAGCCTCGTGGTATTCGCGGCATTGCTGTACGAGGGCTCGCCATTGCGAGCTGTATACCGTTGGCTTTCCTTGCTCGTCTCGAGCGGTCTTGCTGCTCTTACGTCTGCGCTGCGTTGGCGTCATGTTGTAACGCTAAGGGATCGGACGGATGGGCGGGCTGGGGTTTGGAGTAGTTGCACTTGCTCTAAGTGATAGAACGCCCGGAACCCTTCCCGCTGTTGACCGCCAGCCCGCGTTACACGCTAGCCATTTGGGCGTGCAAGACCTCGACCATCTAACGGTCTACGTTCCAACGGGCTGGGCGGAGTAATGCGGGCTCGAGGCCTATCCCTTTCGGGCTATGTCTGTCGCGAGAGTCAGAGTTCGACGAGTGGCTGTAGCGTCGTTCCGTGTCTTGGAGGGCCGAAACAGGCGAGCCACTCGTCGATCGTGTAGAGCCTATCGGGATCGCCTAATGGGATCTCTCGAAGGCCAGAAGGTAGCGGGCGCACCGGCTTCGCGTACCTTTGCATGTGGGTTTGTCGAATGGCGCGCACGATGTCTATTCCGTCGGCGCCGAATCTTGCAACGATCTTGAGCGCGTCATCGTCCTCGAGCGCGTCAAAGCCTTTGCAGATCCTATCTAGCGCGCCTTTACGCATACCGGTCGCGGCTTGCAGGTCGACCTGGTGAACGTCTACAGCAAGCATCGCCCTGGTAGATGGATACATGTTCCCGCCTCCTCGAGTGCTCACGCGAGAATCCCGGCGAGTGTTACGTCGACGCCGCGCTCTTGGAGTTGGTGACAGTCGCCGACGGCGTAACCTCGACCACACGCGCTAGCGGCAACCGGCCAGCCTTCGACCATGACTACCTCGCGATCTTCGCGGTAGTACAGACACACTCCGCAGGTCGAGCATAGAGCTGGCTTTCGTGCGTTGCGATCCTCGAGGCTTGGAACGTGTTGGCGGAGTTCTTCGGGAATGTCAACCCCGAATCGTGCGGCCTGTTCGACTAGCCACGGTGCGCCGCGCTGTTCGGCGCGCTCGAGCATGTTGTCTCGCACCTTACGTTGGAAAGCGTCGGCGTTGCGTACGCGATTCTCTTGAGCGGCTTTCGCGAGTTCTGCTCGCGCGATCCGTTCGCAGAGTATGTATGTCGGGCTATCCTGTTGCATCGATTCCCCTTCGACGTTGACGCCGTTGTAGCGCCTGCTCACGATCGTACTCTCTTTTACAGATTCCGCAACGCCTAGACGTTCGACCATTCCCAGCCGCGCCCATCACGCCGCTCGCGGATAGATCGTGACCACGTTCGCAAGTGTTACGCGCAACGGCTTCGACTCGAGGATGACACGCCCAGCAATACTTGTCAGTCGGCGTTGCGTACCTCGAGACAAGCGTCCCGCATTTTCCGCAGAGAGTCACCGGCGAGTCTTACGATCGATAAGCATCGCGCGGATAGCAAAGTAGATAACCGCGTCGAGCAATTCCTCCTGGGCCTCTTGCAGCAAACCGTTAGCGGATCGCCCTGGTTGCCATAACTCAAACTCGTGCAGTTCGGAACCCACGATTACGCGCTCCCGCATTTTCTCGCGAAAGAGTTGGCCCGCGTTACTGTCGGGATCTTGGGCGAGACCCGAAAGACCCCGCATGTATTCGGAGACGTCGTCAAGCGCAGTATCGATAAACGGCTCTACTTCCTCCCAGCATCGTGCGCCCGTCATTACCCTCACGCCTTCACCCGCACGAACGCTCGTACGATACTACGGTCTCGAGTGCGCTGATAACACCCGCCACCCGCATCTTGCGACCCGATCGATCCGCTCGAGGTATTGCCTTCGACGCAAGTCACACTCTTAGCTGTAACGGACAAGACGAGGCCAGCGTGGTCAACCTTGTCGCCACGCGGCAAATCGAACAGGGCAATGTCTCCTCGGCGCGGCGTGGTCACGATCGATAGGCCGTTTCGTTTTGCTCGAGCGTCCTCGAGAACGGTCATCGTATATGCCGCGTTGCTGTTCTCAATCTCGGCGACGGCGCTTTTACTTCCCGAATCGGCAAGGGCTACGAAACACGCCCATACGCACCATGCAAACCCGCCTGGTATCTGCCACTTTGGAATCTTTACGCCCCGATTGATTAGACGCGCCACGGCGCCCTGGACTGGTGGGAACACGTTGGAGAACGGCGGCGACTCTACTTTACCGATCCACGTTCGCATTAGGTCGACAGCGTCGAGACGCGGATCACGCTTCACCGGCTTAGGCTTTACGGTCTTGTCAACCTTGCCAGTTTCGTAAAGTTTGCGTTCGGCGTTACTCATAAACGCCCAGACAAGGTTTAGTTCGACCTGGCCGATCTTGCCGGTGCGCTTTACGCCGATTGCGTCCTGTAGCCATTCGACGGCGAGCAGAAAACGCCGACCACCTTCACGGACGTCGAGATAGTCGGGCTTGTATGCCGAGCGGCTTTTCGCGGGTTCGACCATTAGAGCTCGTAATCCACGTTTGACGGCAAGAACGTCGTCGCCCGAATCCCAAGCCGCGTCGATTACGCGACGCAATTCGGGCTGGACTGGGTTGTCGAGGATCGCTTGGGTAAGGTCTTTCCATGTATACCACGGCGCTAGATGGTCGCGAATGGTTGCTCGAGGTAGCGTGGTGCCGGAGTTTCCAATATGCGAGTTGAGTCGTCTAGCGTCTCGCATGGTGGTTGCGCCGTAGATTCCTCCGCCGTTGTTTTCTGCCTGGTCGCGGTAGATGCGTAGGACAGTCTCGAGGGCGGCTTGGGCCGAGGCCACGTCAGCGCCCACGAGTCCTCGAGAGAGGTTTCGTTGTGGTCGAAAATTTCTCATGGGCGGGTCACGATCACGAACGCGACAAGAATCGCGAGAATGAGAGCTCCCTCGAGATCCATGATTGAGACTCTATTGGGCATGGGTTCGATCCTACGATCCTCGTCGGATGCCTAGACCTTACGGGTAGGATCAATACGGAAGTAGCCGAGCAGAAACACGACCACGACGTAGACGGCTCCAGAGAGCTCGAGCGTAGGTTCGTAGCCTGCAAGGCTTGCCAGCGCCAAAAGAATGGTCACGACTGCCGCGCCGATTGTGGAAGCGAGGACTTTAGGCGAGATATTCTGCATGGTATTTCTCCTTAGATTCTGTCGCTGATTACGACAATAACGCCGGTAACGCTACCGGCAACGGCAGCTGTAGCGGCAACGATACGAAAGATAGAACCGCGACCATTGTCGATGCCGTCGCGGCGAGCCTCGGCGGCCTCAAGACGACGTAGTCGACCGTTGAGATCCGTTCGGTAGCCTTCCACGCTTTCGCGTAGATCACTCATCATGTTGTAAAGCCGGTCGGTGTCCTCTGGCATCACAGTTCCGCCGAAATATAAAGACGACTGGACAGAGTGTTTCGTGCGCCTAGAGCGTAAGGTCGATATTGCGTTAGCAAGCCTGGTGCGTCTACATAAAGAATACTGCCGTCTTTACTGCCTCTATTGGTTTGGAAATTGATATCTGTGATTCCTGTAACGGATGACGTCGCAAACGCTAACTCAAAGTGCGCGAGACTACTCAAAGAAACGCTCGTTGGTAAAATTCTCATTTGTACCGGGTACGCAATAAATATGTAACACGAGGACGTGTCTCGAGCCCAGCCCATTCCAAAAGTTTGCGAAAGTTGGTCGCCACCGGAGGCATATAAATATCTCTGGCATTTAGAAATTGTTTCTTGGATTGACTCACGCTCGAATGCGGTCTGCGTTGTGTTCTGCTCAAGTTGTACGCCCCAGAGGTCTAAGGTTCCGAGGCTCGAGCCGCAGTCGAATTGGATCTCAACGAAAGAGTTTTCACTGGTTCCAATGGTCTTACCCGATAGGCTCGGCATTGTGAAGTGAACGTGGAGACGCACCCACGACGTCGTCGGCGTTGCTGTGCCGAGCGTGGTTGTTACCGCGCTTGAGGGGGAACCGCCGGTGCCAAAGTTTTGGACGGCTTTGGCGGTAATGCCTGTCGCGGTGCCTTTGATCCATGCCGAGAGTGTGCAGGATTCTCCTGCGAGTGTTCGGACGTCCTCGATGCGTTGTCCGATGATCTGCGCGGTAGCCGAGCCTACGACCGTGTTAGAAAGTCGGAGGTAGTAGCGGGGGTTCATTCCGCCGATTAGTGTCGACCCGGTTGGCTGGTCGACCCTGGTCACGGTGTGGGTTCCGCCTGCGCCGGTTTGGGCGTACCGCCATTGGTCGGCGGTATAGGTGCCGTCGCTGCAAACGAAGCCGCCGCCGCCGCGTTGCCAAACGTCGAACGCGCCATTGATAATGCGGTTACGGTTTGGCAGGAAGTCGAGGTACCCGGCGAGACTGCCAGCGGTGGTTGGGTAGTCGACGAGCTGGTCGGTTGCCGACGGGTAGGGGTAGGCGGCGTTTGTGGTGTAGCTCGTCATGGTTAGGGCTCCAGATCTTCGATTGTAATCGCGTCGTCCCATTGGACGGTTGCGCGGATGGTATTCCACCGGTAGGGCGTCATAATGAAAGGCTGGAGAGTTTCCTCCCATTGCAACGCCAGACCGCTGAATATTGGATCAGTAATTAGCACGGTCGTGCGCTGTTCGCCTCGGCGATATGCCTGGGAGAATCCCTCGACGAGTCCCATGTAATTACCTGTAACGCCCGCTGGAGAATCTGCCGGCAATTCGGAGACGTAGAGCTGCTGTCCGATCGCGAAGTATTGCTCGGTCGCGTCCTGGACGACTTCGATACCGGCAAGATTCCAACGTGGTCGGCGTTGCCTGTTTAGGATCGTGGTCGCGAGCGTTGTGGCGTTAGTCGAGGAGACGAGTTTGCTGGAGATCGATCCAGCACGAACGCCGTAGCGAGACTGCGAAGTGGCGTCGTCTTTTTGGATAGTGCCGGTTGAGTAGTCAACGTAGACGCGGTTTGTAATTTGGACGTTTTGCGACCATGTCGGGCTATATACGACGTCGGCGCCGACCGTGTTAGTGCCTGCGCTCTCAACGCGCCACGCGAGACTCTGGACGCGGATCGTTCCGTCTGGATGGTCGTAAACGAACGCTTGGAAACTGGAGAGTAGTTCGTCGAGAACGCTCAATGCCGAGGCCTCGTTAGCGGTTCGCTCGGCGACGGTTGTAGCGAGGTCGGCGGTGGAGAGCTCGAGGACGTAACCGGGGCCTGCGACGCCTGCGTCGGTAAAGATTCGCGCCATGCGAACGGCAAGCGTCTCTTGCGGGTAAAGCGTCGACGCGATTAGACGTTGTCCAAGCGCGGAGAGCCTGCCGATCGCTGTCACCGTGAGAGCGTTCCCGCTAGTCGAGGTCGCGACTTGGAGACTCATGTCGGAGATCGTTCCGGTGAATGCGAGAATGCTGGCGGTCGAGTAGACCTGGAGCGTGTAGCCTAGAAGTTTCATATACGGCGAGACGTCGGCGTCGTAGAAGGTAACGCGAGCGGCTGACTGGGCGACGCTCGAGTAAATATCCGAGCGTCCAAAAACGAGCTGTACGTCGTCCGAGATTGTCGTTAGTTCGACGCTCGTCGCTTCGCCGATGACGACGCTGTAGATCATGCGCCGACGAGGTTGTAGCGGCGGTCGTACTGGTTGAGTACCTTGAGAATCTCTCGAGCGGTCGAGTCCGAGTCAATCGGCCCGTTGATAGTCACGTTTACGGTCGTCCCGCCAGACATGCTCGACAGGCCCGTAGTCCTAGTGGATAGGCTGGTCGATCCGAGGCTCGAGAGCCACGACGGCAAAGATGGGAAGCGAATCTTTTTTATCCATTCGACGACGTCTTGGATAGCCTGGACAATGCGGTCGAATGCTCGAGCGATCGGGTCGAGCGTGGTTCCGATTCCGTTTCGAAGCGTGGTATATGTTGTTGATGCTACGGCAGCAAGTGTTACGAAAGCGTCCTTGATGTCTGTCGCTGCGGTGATTGCGTTTCGGATCGTATCTTTCATGTAGTTGATAGCGAAAGATACGGCGCCAAACTTTTCCTCAGCTGTCTTGAGAGCCAGATAGACGAGCCCGCCTGGTACCAGAAACGGCCATAGGATCTTGAGCCATCTCACGACGAAATCAATAGCCGTGCTGATCTGCTCCCAGTTGTCGATAAACGGTCGAAGGGCCTGCATCGTGATTCGCGTTACAGCTGCAAACAGGGTATCTACGATGTTGCGAAATGTTTCGCTGTTTCGATAGGCGAGGATAATGCCGGCGACAAGTGCGGCGACGGCTACCACGATCAAACCAATAGGGTTTGCTGTTAGGGCAATATTGAGTAGCCATTGGGCGGCTGTCCAAATTACGGTGGCGGCTTTGACTGCTGCGGAGATAGCCTGGTACGCGGATAGAGCGGCGTTTACCGCGATTACGGTAGCGGCGAGCCCAGCGATCGCGCCGCCAATAATCAAAATTAGTTTTGTGTTGTCTTTTAGTAGCGCGGCGAGTTGGACGAGGTACGGCGCGATCTGCGAGAGGACTGGCAGGAATGCTGCGCCGATCTGCTCTTTTGTTTCTGCCATTGTGAGCTCAAAAATCTTGAATTGTCCGGCGGCGGTTCCCGCTGATTCGGCGGCGGCTCCGCCAGTTACTCGAGCTAGTTCGGCGTTGATTGTGGCGAAGTCGCCCGACTTGATTGCGGCCTTTGATAGTCCGGGTATCAGTTTGGCGAGAGCTGCGCCATCGCCTGCGTAGGCTTTGGCTAGTGCCTTTGATACGGTTGCCGTGTTTTTGCCGGATGCGGCGGCTACGTCGAGAGTGATTGCTAGGCCCTGTTGGGCTTTTTCGACGTTGCCGGTTACGGTTGCGAGGGTGGCGAGGGCTGGGCGTAGGTCGTCATCGGCGACGCCGGTCGCGAGGCTTAGTTTGGTTATGTAGTCCTCGGCGCTGGCGACAACGGCGTCGGTTGCACCGGTTACGCGGCGAAGTTGTCCGGCGAGTTTGACTTGGGCGGCCTCGTCCTGGGCGGCGGCTTTCGCGCAGTCAATCGCAGCGGCTCCGAGTGCGACAAGTGCGAGCGCGGCGGGTACGGCGGCCCTTCGCGTTACGTTCGACGCGCGTTGGCTTGCCGTCATCTGCTTTCCGAGAGCGTTCTCGACTTTGCGGATCTCGCCAACGGCCTGACCGGCGTTCGCGCCAATCTTGATGAGTACGTTTGCTGCGGATGCCATTAGAGCACGTTTGCTTCCTGGAGAATGCGGAGAACGGCTCGCTTGTAGTTGTCCGTTGCCGTGGGTGATTCTGCGAATACTTTGGAGGTGAGGCTGATCCAGTATCCGTTGGGGTTTTTGGGTGCGAAGCGGCCTTTGGTGTCGCCGTATTCGACCGACCAGAGAAGGTCGCCCGCGGTCGCTGCGCGCTTTTGTTTTGTCTTGCGCGAGCGGTAGGGCCTGCCTACTTTTTTGGTACCGCCAACCATGACGACGGGCGTACGATCGGTTTTGGTTTTGATGCTTTCGGCGACGAGTCGGGTTTGTGGAGCTGGTTCCGCGTACGCTGCGATCTTGAGTCGGCGGGCGAGATCCTCGGCGCACTCTTTGGCGGCGATGCGTAGTTGCGCGTTGGTGGACTTTCGGAGCTCGACGTCGACGGTTTTGAGCGCGTCGAATAGGACGCGCATATCGTCATCGTCGACGTAGATCTCGGAGCCGCGTGGTTTTGCCCTGGCCATTACTTTTTGGCTCGATCCTCGAGGACGCGCACCATTGTCGCAAGGTCGGATGCGTCCTCTTTCCAGAGAACGCTCGGGGCTATCCCGGTTTCGATTGCGAGGACTGCCACTAGAGTTCCGACGTGTCCTCGGTCGTAGGGTTTGCATCTTCGACCTCGAGCGAGACGTCGTCGACGTTTTTGCGCCAAGTGTCAAACCCGATGTCTTTACCGGTGCGAGTAGCGCCCAGCGACGCGAACGCTACAAATAGCGTCCACGTCATTGGGCTCTTTTCTGGGCTCGAGTCGAGTTTGCGCGTATGCGCGTGCTGTTCCCATGCGGCGAGCGCGTTGATTCCACCCGTAAAGTCTTCGACGGTTCCGTCGAGGTATGTAACCTTCCCCTGAAGTCGGATCATGGGTTACGGCGTGTAGGTGCGGGTTGGGTCGCCGATGAGGGGAAACTCAAACGCAACGCTGGACTGGACGGCAACGTCGCCGCCGATCTCAATCGGACGGATCTGGACGGTGCCGGTGTAAGCCATTCCGGCGCTTGTCAA